ATCATCCAAATACTTCTGTACGAAGTTTGATGGATTCAATTGGCTCTTTTTAAGTTCAGCTGCATCTCCGGGCTTAAACGTTAATACGTTATCGTTGATTTTGAATTCAAAACCTTTGAAATCATCATTGAAAACGGAATTTGTTTTTTCAACAAACCAATTACGCTTACGCTCAGTTTCTTCCTCAATTGTTCTAGCCTCAGCAATATATCGCTTATACGCCTCCAAATCTTCTTTCTCTTGTGGATCAATTGATGCCGTACTTGACTCAAGGGGCACTTTGTATTTCTCCTTCTGAGATGTGAAGTATTTTTTAGCTTCAGCAATTTTCTTTTTCTTCTCAAGCTTGGCTTTCTTAATAGTTGAATCATCATCTAATTCTTCATCATAGGAGAAGTCCTCCATAATAACATCGATGTCTTCATCATCTAAACCATCTTGAGTTTGTTTTAGATACTGTCGTAACAAGTCATCAGTGTCCATGCTGTCAATGTCTTCATTCAACTTCATGAAATCACTGAAACTTCTACCAGTCTCATTGCGGTACTGCATGTACTTGGCAATATCCTCTGGCAAGTCTTCCTTCTCACGCTCAGAAACAAGATCATCTATTGAACTTATTTCCTTTTGGTATCTACTCTTAATAAATGACAGAACGTCTTCCTCACTCAGTTCAGGTTTTGATGCAGACTCCTGCTCAACCTCTTGCACCTCGTTTTCTTGGACACTCTCTGTTTGCGCTTCGTTTTCTTGCTCTGCGCTTATTTTTTGTTCATGCTCATTAAGTAATTGCTCTTCAACTTCTTGAACGCTTTTACCTTCTGATGAGCTTAACTCTTTTACTTTTATTTCCATTAAATTAGATTTTATTTATTGCAAATTTATACAATTTTTTTTTATCTTGGTTCGAACTCTGCTAAATCAAATCCATCCAAGCTATCTTCGTTAGATTCAAAGTTAATTGGAGGTAAGTCATTCTTACGTTGATTTATAAGTTTTGACTGCTGAGTATTCTGAATTGATATTCGTTTTTTCTTCTCCTCTTCCTTCATTTCCTCTCTTTGAGTCAATGTGCCATTGTTCATCTCCGCTATCTTAAGATTATAGTTAAACTCCTCAGCCATTAGCATACGCTTGAGTTCTGCCTCGTTACGCATCTTCTCAATTTCAAATGCCACCTCTGCTTGTTTAACACGCATCTTAACTTCCCCTTCTGCTTGTATCTTCTGCATTGCTGTTTGAGCTGCCATTTGTTGAGATGTTAATTGTTGCTCAGAAATCATCTGTTGCTTTTGCATCTCATACTGTTGCTCTTTCTCTTGCTTCTTGATACGTTTCATCTTTAATAGCTGGTTCGCCAACTTAATATTCTTAATCTCACGAATGTCGATGGCATCCTCAAGATTGATATCACCCTTGGATAAAGCCATTTGGATATTAGCCTCAAGTTGTGCCTTCTGTTCTTCGTCAGGAGAAACTTCTATAAAGATACCAAAATCATAAATATACAAGTCTTTTATCTCGCTTAATATAGATACATTGTACTTACCTATCTTATTTGCGAAATCATCTTTAAAGTCAGAGTATTCTAAAACGTCAGCTACACGATACGTCAATGCTTCTGCCAAACTTTTAACTATTGTCAATCCGGCATCAAGGATATGTCTAGTTGCGGTATTAGAATTTAAAGCTGCTAACTTCTGTAAACCAACTAAAGAATTAGGGTCAGGAGTAGATGCATCTCTAGCCTCATTAAGGCCTGTTACTGTACGCAACATATCCATATAGTGGTTATAGTTGTATATCAGCATCTGAGCCTTATTAGCACCTGAGTTAGAGTTTAACTCTTGGATAGGGACTCTTGCATTATTAAACTCACCATCTTGAGTGTATGAACGACCAATAACAGAACCCGTTTGGAAGTAAAGTTTAAGTGCATCTTCTGGGTTGTAAGATGCGCCAGTTCCTAAGTCAACTTCATTAAGACCATCAGCATCAATGAACACACCGTCTGGAACAGTACGTGCAATAACTTGCTGTAGCTTCAAGTGCGTTATTTGAATCAAGTCAGCAAATGGTATCATTCTTCTAACCAATGACTCTATGTTACCCTTGTACATTCTAGGAGCACAAGCCACATAGTTTGGTAATGCATGCTGAGAAGATGACTTTGGACGTACCATGTTTTTGGACAACTCCCATTTCAACATGATGTTAGTACCCATGACCATTACGCCATCATACCATACATCAATAGTCTTCTCGACTCTTTCAAATCGACCTTCTTCCATCATCTCTACTGGTGGGTTGAAAGAATCATCTTTCTCTATATATTTTACACCACCATTATCAAGATACTTCTTCTTGTAAACTATCTTCTTCGTACTCTTGTAGTTGAAATACAATAAAGTAGCTGTATCTCTATAGAACATACTGTTCTCATAGAATTGAGCCACGTTGTAATAATCATACCAACTTTGGCTATACTTAGATATCTCTTGTAAATCTTCGTTTGTTAGAGATGGGTCTATCTTTAATAACTCTGTCATTGGAAGAGTCTTAATCTCTCCCCAATAGAAACAATCTCTGAAGTAAGGGTCTTCTGTATAGCTATATACTATATTCGCTGGGTCTACATATGAAACTGTAATTCCAGCTCCCTTTAAGAACTCATGCTTCATTACACCTATACCTAAAACAGATAGGTCATAATCTACACGCTTTCTTAAATCAAGGTATTTATTTTCATCTAAGATGGTATTGATGGCTTCCTCTTCAGCAATCTCTATAGCAGGTTTGTAATTCAACTGCATATAAAGGCTCATCTCTTCATCGTTGGAAGGCAATTCATCTGGATCCATATAGAATGGATTAACGCCAGATTTCTCTTGTATGATTGACAATAGGTCTTTAGATACCATTTGCCCCTCAATCATATCTTGGTACTTTGACCTTTTAGATTGAGATAGAGCATCTTGAGAGTATGCCTTAACTTTAAAAAGCCTATCTGACATACCGTTAACAACGATATCTACAAACTTTGGTATAATAGGTACGGGAGTCCAATCTAGATTTAGATAAGATAAATCACCGTCTATCGCTAATTCATTTTTATACTTCTGAACTGGTTGTTCACCTCTAGCATACAATCTTAACTTATGGAACTCTCTCCATTGATTGTAGTATCTGCATAAACTGCCATCTCTTCTAAACCACTCATACTGTATAGCCTGACCAACTTGTAAACCATATTCAAAAGAATCTTTCTCCTGATCGCTAGCAAACTGATCCGGGAAACTAGCTTGAGCTATATTAATTTTTACATCCCTCATTTAATTATTTCGCTTATGTTACCTTTGTTCGAGTACCTAGCAAAGTTAATGCTAATTTTGGACTCTTGTTTCTCTGGAACATATAAGTGCTTTTGATTAGCCATAATCGCAAGTCCAGAGCTGATAGATGCGTCAAATTTAGTCCTGTCATTAATATTAAATTTTGCCCAATCTTCAAGGGTTCTAGTAAAGTACATCGTACCCATAACGTCAGAATCTCTATAGGTTGCAGATGCATCTATACCTACGTACTTCTCAATGTAAGACTCAATAGCAGATGCATGAGCTTGCTTCACGTCTTCACTTGAGTTTGGTATACCACCTAACTCACGCTCTGTCTTTGTTAGCTTCGCATATATTTTATCTGGTCTGTTCATTGAGAACCATCTATACCCTCTATTTTTAAAGTAATAAAGTAACCTTGGCTTGTTATTCTCCACCAATATTGGCATACCATAAAACACACAAGCCATTAATACCTCTTCAAAGAATATCTCAGCTGTCTGAGGTCTAGCTATGTACTCCAAAAAGAATTCATTCGTGGGCGCATTGTCCATATGAAACTTAGTCATCCCGTGTAATGAGCCATTAGAACCTCTTCCACCAACAACCGCAGATATATCATACGAATCACATCCAAATGCCCCCATGTGTTCATTCCCTGGATACTTCAACCCATTCTTTGTAATTACCTTATTCTGTAGTCTGGCTTCTGGAATCCAACTTAATAAAAATCTTCCATTTCTATCTGGAGACCAAACAACTTTAGAATCCTTTATCCCATCTTTCCAATGGAAAGAACCTCTAGTCAAATAGTGTTCTTTTATTAATGAATCATTGTAGTCTATCTGCTGATAGATTTTAGTTAGATTAAATAGAGATTGCTTACTTTCATCTCTAAACGCATGGCTTTCTGTTCTAGGGAACTGCCTGTAGAATTCATTTAAAGCATCAGAATCGCTCTTTAAAGAATCAACCTCTGCCTCCCAATAGTCAACAGCACCATTAAAAATCTTCTGCCCGTCTACACCAATTATGGGAGTTTCAGGTTTTCTAAAAACTGGATCGCCATACCTATCGATAAATCCCTCCATATTCCATTCCATGGGGATGAACAAAGAATATAAACCAGATTTGGTTTGACCATTAGCATTTCGATGTAATACATTTGAGTCTTCATATAACTTTTTAAAATTATCACCACCCTTGCTTAAAGCATTAGAGGTAGAACCCATCATACACTTCCCAATAATCTTACTACCAAGTCTCAAACAAGTTTTAGTTACTCGCCAATTGTTTAATATGTTATTTGGCTTAATCCACTTACCACTCTCGTCATGAGCTAGGAATAATAACTTCTCACCGTCATAACTGTTATCTTCAGTATTCTTCCAGTCAATAGTCGTGTCCAACCCATCAATGTCATTTTCAAGGTTGTGCATATTCTTCTTTGTTATTTTAGATGCAGGAACTCGGTACGCCAACTCTGTCTTTGGCTTGTCCATACCATCCATAACTGGCTTAAAGAAAAAAGGCAATTTGTTATTTATCGGAACAACCTTGTCCGTAAACATCTTCTTGGCATCAGAACCCGTCTTAGATAATATTCCAACCCTTGCGTCTTTTGCAAGAGTTGCTGTATTGACACATTCTGCTGATGACATAAACGAAAATCCAGAACGTCTTATTTTCAAATATATCATCCCAAAGCATCTTATATCAGCTTTACAAGCCTCCCAAAAAATAAAGAATATTCTATTAGCCTCACGGTAGTCTGGATATCCAACGTCAATACTAGACCACTGTAAATACATCCAATGGCTCCCGGTGATAAAAGTTGGCTCTCCGTTCTTCATGAACCAAAAGCCTTCCTCTCTATAATCAAACTGCTGTTCTATGTAGTCAACCCATCTATTCTTGAATACAGATGGCATTTCGTTCCACTTGAATATAGACGTAATCTTAGATAAGTCTTTTGGCATTTCAGTACGCTCCCAATATTGCTCACCTTTAGTATCACTACGTTTATGTATGTTCTTTGGAGCTAATGGTAAAGCTACCTTTAAACCAGATATTTCAATGATATCACCGATTTGACCTGTCTTAGATACAATAACCACATCATACTTCTCATTATATCCATATTGCCAAGTTCTTGAGACATTTTTATTTGTCTTAACTGACTTAGGTATATAATCTTCAAGTTTGATGTATAGCATATTATTTAGACCTTCTTTCTGCGAATCCTTGTTTGCTTTGCGCTAATGGATTATCTAATTTGCTAGACTCCTCTAGAGCCTCGCTTTCTGTATCTATTCTATTGAGTATTTCGAAAGCATCAAATATAGCTAATTTCTTAGTTGCGGCTGCGTTCTTTAATCGGTCAGCAGCCAATTCATCATCAGGATCTGGCTTTATTATCTCCTCTTTTGCAACTTTTATCAATTGCTCTACTGCTTGCCTTCCTGCCTCAATAATCCTCTTCTTTATATCGTTAGAGTTTCTCATGGTCAAAATTTAAAAATACAACTTGAATCAACCTAGCGTCTTTCCCCTCTCCAAAATTCTCATACAGATTTCTAGAGTGAGGAAACCTAGAATCAAAACAAAACATCCTATTATACTTAGATTTTACAATCATAGATGGATTACCATCATCATCATATATAGTAGTTCCATCATCTTCTGGAGAATTTTTATTTAGATAAAGTATACATGTGAAATCACCCATCTCCTCATCTGTATGCACAAAATTAGGCTCTTCTTGCATGTATGGAGACCTCCTTATTATATTCAAAGAGACATAGCATTGAGGAAATAAATTAGATAAGAATTTACAAAATAAATCATTGTTAGATCTTATCTGTATATTCTTAAATGTTTTATCTCCATCATCAAATTCATAAAACTCTTCTTGATATATTTTATCTACATATCTATCTATATTAGGCAATATGTTATCCATTAATATCAATGACATAGCTTAATAGTTATATTGTGGTCAAACATACGATAAAGCTTCTCTCCATCGACATCAAATTCATATTCTGATTCCGGTTCAAAACAAACTTCATCACCATTATTTATACCCTTACTCATGAGATACTCATTAGCATATTTCATTATACCCATCAAAGGCTCTTCCTTAAATGGCTTCATAATATATGAATCTTTTGCATCAATAGGCTTCACGAAACAATACCTATCATGAGGAATCCATTCTGTCCCATTATGGAACATATAGAACTGATCAGGCTCTATAAAAAATAAATCTTCTTTAAAAAAACTTTTACCGCTCTTCCTACGACCTTTCATGTCGTTGTAGAACTTGAATACATTATGGTGAACTAAAAGCGTATCACCAACTTTTATATTGCCTTTATAATCTAAGGGAAGTTCGACTACTTCAGCATATCTATTTGAGAACTTGTGGTCTTCTTCAGACGTATTTATTATTAACTCAATTCCACCTATCTCTTTAGTATTGCTGTACCGACTCCCCTTCATAGGTTTTGCTATGAAGTAATATGGAGATTTCATTAAAAATTTATATTATATTCGATTGTAATTGGTACTGTAGATGTAAACTCTTTCCAAAGCACAACCTCTTCTTTGTCATTTATAATATATATCTTGACAGATTGCCTTTGGTCATCGTATTTGATAAGATGTATCTTATTGGTTTCACCCAAAACGCTCTGCCCTAATATATAGTGCATTGAACCACTCTTGTAGTCTAAACCAATTGATACTTTTCTTAT